TATTACCCAGAGTCGATCGTCACAGCATCGACTACATGGCTTGGTGACAACTTTGACTCAGTGCTTTTATATGGCTCTTTAGTCGAAGCCTACACCTACATGAAGGGTGAGCAAGACATGATGGCGTTATATAACGGCAAATACCAAGAAGCGCTTGCGTTGGCTAAACGTCTGGGCGATGGTATGGAGCGTCAGGATGCTTATCGTTCTGGTCAGTATAGACAGGCGGTGACCTGATGGCTCTTGAACAAGGCGCTACCAATGCGTTTGCCACCGGACTAATGAACGGTGTCTACAACTTTACGTCTGGCTCATTTAAAATGGCGCTGTACACAGGTGCAGCAACACTAGGCCCAGATACCGCTGTTTATACCGCTGGCATAACAGGTGAAGTTGTAGCTACAGGTTACACCGCAGGTGGTATCGCGCTTCCAGTTTCTGTTGTACCAATATCGGCTAACAACGTTAGCTATATCTCGTTTTCTAATGTAACGTGGTACGGCCCACTTACTGCACGCGGCGCTTTAATTTACCAATCAGGTGGTTCTAATCCGACTGTTTGTGTATTAGACTTTGGCTCAGATAAAACATCTGTTGCTTCGTTTACTGTGCAATTTCCAACTGCCAATAGCACTAACGCGATCATTCGCATCACTTAAGGAGTCACTATGACTATTGAAAAAACCAAAGCCACGGACGTTGTTTCTGGTGGCCTGTCCTGTAACACTAAAGCCGGTGAAGCTGCACAAGCTTCTGGCAAATACCACGTTGAGTGCCGTGACAAAGATGGTAACTTGAAGTGGACTGCTGAGTCTGATAACTTGGTAGTTAACGCTGGCCTGCGCTACATGGCTGGTAGTGCTCTGACTTCAGTAACCCAGATCACCACTTGGTATCTTGGTTTGTACGGCGCGGCAGCTTCTAACACCCCTGCGGCTAACGATACTATGGCCACTCACGCGGGTTGGACAGAAATTGCTCCTTACAGTAATGCAACTCGCGTAGCCGCTACGCTTGCAACAGCTACAACAGCAAACCCATCTGTGGTTACTAATACGGCTTCACCCGCTGTGTTTAATATCAATGCAACAGCAACTGTTGGCGGCGCGTTTTTGACTAGCAGTAGCCCAAAGACACCAGACTCAGGCTTTGACGCAGGCACATTGTTCTCTGCTGCTGATTTTGGCTCACCCGGTGACCGTTCTGTGGTTAACGGCGATACATTGTCTGTGACATACACATTCAGCTTGGCGGCTTAATATGGCCGGGTGGGGTGACGGCTCATGGGGCTCAAGTGGTTGGGGCGGTTTTACCGCCTTTACTAGCTCCATAGACGAAACCTCCACCGGAGCAGATGCAGTTGTTTCTGCGCTTAGCGTAGCCCCTACTGTTAGTGAGACAGGCACAGGTACAGACGCACTTACAACAAGTAAGCTGTACACCTCCGCTGTAATCGAAGCTGCGACAGGTACGGATGTTATGGCGGGGTCTCCGCTGTACGACACAGAGATAGTCGAGTCAGGTACTGGTTCAGATGTTGTTGTTTCTGCTATATCTGTGGGCGCGGCTATCACTGAAACCGCTACAGGCTCAGATTCACTTGCTGGTGGTGAGATATACGATGCGGCAGTGGCGGGTACGGGTTGGGGCGAGAGCGCATGGGGCTATAACGCTTGGGGTGGCATCGGTGAAATAGCAGTTGCTACAGACGCCATAACGTCTACGTTGACAATCAACGTAAGCTCGTCTGAAACAGCTACGGGCACAGACGAAGTTTTAGCAGGATCAGTGTTTGCGGCGCAGATTACTGAAACAAGTACGGGTAGCGATGCAACAGAAGCAGCACTAACGTCCGCTGTTTTAGTCACTGAAACAGCAACTGGAACAGAGGAGGTTAGTTCTGTACTTACTTTTGCGGCATCTGTTTTAGAATCAGCTACAGGCACAGACGTTATAACAGGGTCAAACGGTGTTGGAGTTTTGGTTAGCGAGACGGCTACAGGAACGGATGCCGTCGATTCATTGCTTACAGTGAGTCCCTCAATTACTGAAAGTGCAACGGGAACAGATACTATAACGGGGTCAAACGGTGTTGCCGTTTTAGTGACTGAAACGGCGACTGGGACGGAGGCGATATCGAGTGTCCCTGTGTACGCGGCAGTGGTAGACGAAACTGCAACAGGCACGGATGCTGTAAATTCTAGTTTTATACTGTATGGTGATATACAAGAAACAGCAACAGGATCGGATGCAGTAGTAAGTAGTTTCTCGGCCAGTGCGGCGGTTACTGAGAGTGCAACGGGAACCGAGGTGGTTGCGGCGCAAGTAGCTTTCATAGGAACGGTAGCAGAAGCAGCGGTAAGCGCGGACACTTTAGCCGCGGCAGCGGCGTTTATAGCTTCCATTAATGAATTAGCAACTGGCACAGATTTAATCACAGCACGGCCTTTCTGGGAAATAATAGATGACACGCAAACCGCAAACTGGCAAAATATCAACGATGTCCAAACCGCAGGGTGGACGACAATTCCTACAAATTAGGAGCTTTAAATGACAACGGCATATACATCACTCTTGGGCTTTGCCCTTCCGGTTACCGGAGAACTCTCCGGTACATGGGGCGACACCGTCAATAACTCCATCACGCAGCTTGAAGAGGATGCGATTGCAGGCGTTGCCACAGCAAGTGTGACATCCGGCAACTGGACACTTTCTACAACCGGATCGGGTGCTTCTAATGAAGCGCGTAAAGCGATTTTGATTCCAACGGGTACTCCGGGGGTTTCTAGAAATATCCTAGCACCTAACTCAAGCAAAGCATACATTGTTGACAACCAGTCCGATGCTGCCGTTGTATTAAAGGGTGTTACTGGACCTACCGCAGGTATTACGATTGCTGCTGGAGAAGAATGTCTGGCGGTATGGAACGGTTCTGATTTTGTTAAAGTAGCGTCTAGCCTAATAACTGCTTTAAGTGGCACATTAGGCCCAGCCAACGGCGGTACAGGCGTTGCAAACAACGCGGCCAGCACACTGACAATTTCAGGCAACTTCCCAACAACATTGACTGTTGGCGCATCTACAAGCGTTACGTTGCCACCATCTGGTTCGCTGGGCTACCTCAACATTCCTCTGTCTGGCGCAGCTAAAACTTCCAGCTATACGCTTGCTGTAGGTGACATTGGTGAACTCATCCAAGTTAATACGGGCGGCAGCATTATTGTGCCTGATGCCACATTTGCTGCTGGCGATGCTGTTGTTATTTTTAACAACACTTCTGGCGCAATCACATTGACCATGACAATTACTACGGCTTACATTGGCGGTACAGACGCTGACAAAGCTACGATTTCGTTGGCAACACGCGGTATTTGCAACGTGTTGTTCATTTCTGGTACTGTTTGTGTCGTCACAGGTAACGTAACATGAGTGGAATTCTAATGATGGCTGTGGGGAACTCCTACGGGAGTGCCCCTGTAAATACGGTTGCACCTGCTGTTACCGGCACGGCCACCGTTGGACAAACTCTTACAACAACCAACGGTACATGGCTAGGCGCACCTGCGCCAACATTTACATATCAGTGGCAACGTTCAGCCGTAAATATTAGCGGCGCAACTTCTAGTACATACGTGCTTGTTGCAGCAGATTACGCCAACACAATTCGCTGTGTTGTAACGGCTACCAATTCAGTTGCACCTTCTGGTGTTTCGGCTAATTCCAACTCTACAGCTTCTGTGGCGGGTAATGCCCCTGTGAATACCGTGGCCCCCGTTGTTTCAGGTACAGCAACTTTTGGTCAAACCCTCTCAACTACAAATGGCACTTGGACTGGTGTTCCGACACCTACATTTACATATCAGTGGCAACGTGTCACTACCAATATCAGTGGCGCGACTTCTAGTACGTATGTGCTGGTTGCAGCAGACGTTGGCAACACGATTCGTTGCGTGGTGACTGCAACTAACGCCGTATCTGCTGTAAGCGCAAATTCAAACTCTACAGCTTCTGTTGCGGCTACAGTGCCCGGAGCACCAACTATTGGTACAGCTACACAGACTAGCTCAACCACAGCAACTGTGGCATACACAGCGCCAGCAAGCGATGGTGGTGCAACCATCACACTGTACACAGCAACATCGTCCCCCAGTAGTATTACAGGTACGCTGGCAACAGCCGGTTCCGGCACAATTACGGTTTCCGGTTTGTCGCCTTCTACGAGTTACACATTTACTGTTAAAGCAACTAACTCTGTTGGTCAAAGTGCGGCAAGTGCGGCAAGTAATTCAATAACAACACCGCTACCAGCAATTGGCGCGGCTTTTGGTGGCGGATTTTTTGCTGGTCAGATTGGTGTAGGTGGTACAGCTACGCACAACTTAATTGTTGGCCCTGCGGCATCCGCACAAGATTTAAACATAAGATATAGAAACACAGGGTCGGCAGTAGCTGGCACGGACTCGGATATTAATGGCCCGACAAATAGTGCTAACCTGAACAGTGCAGCTAACCCCGCAGCTTTCTTCTGCGAAGGTTTAACCATTGGCGGGTTCTCTGATTGGTATATGCCCGCTAAGAATGAGCTTGACGTTTGCTATTTTAATTTAAAACCCGACACAGCATCCAACTCTACCGCTTCAGGCATAAACCCTAATGCAGTACCAGCTAGGGCTTCAAACTACACGGCTGGAACACCTGCACGAACTTCGGCAACAGCATTCCAAATTCCAAACTCAGAGGCATATGTAAATGGCTATTACTGGTCTAGTACCCAGAATACTGCTGCTACCGGAAAAGCATGGTTACAGAACTTTAGTAACGGTCGTCAGTACGGCAACTACTACAAATCTCAATACAACCGTGTTCGAGCAATTCGTAGAGTGGCAGCTTAAGCCTTTAATTTCTTTAACGGACAGCTTACAAAACTTGTTGGATTAAAAGAGACATTATGTATATTGTAATAACCGAAGTAGATGCAGCAACTAAAATACCTTGCACAGTAGAGCCGCAACGCACCGGGCCATCTCTGCCCGATATCAAAGGTTGGGTTTATTTGTGGAATAACAGTTCAACTTGGCCTGTAGCAACAACGCCTGATGGCACATATCTAACAGCGCCCAAGTACTATGGCACTTGCGATGACGATGCAGACACAACCATTGCGGGTGTTTTGCAAGTATTGACAGAAGAAGAATACACCGCAGCTAGAACTGCTGAACATGAAGCCCGTAAACCTTATCCATCTTGGGTTGGTTATTTAGACACAATGTCATGGGCTGCTCCTGTAGCAAGACCCGCTGATGCAGTTATAAATGGTGGCAATGTGCGTTATGAATGGGATGAAGCCACAGTCAATTGGGTTGCACAAGAATCTTAAGCATGAAAGAGTTCTTCTTTATCTCAGGTTTACCAAGGTCAGGCTCAACCTTGCTTTCGGCTATCTTGCGTCAAAACCCTGAATTTTATGCAGATATTTCATCGCCAGTACAAAACTTGGTTACATCAACCATTAACGTCATTACGGCCAGTGAGAGCAACCATTTAGTAGATGAAGAAAGACGCAAACAGATACTTAAAGATTTGTTTAATGCTTACTACAAAGCAGTCACACCAAACACAGTATTTGACACTAGCCGAGGTTGGACTGCTAAAACATCTCTTTTAAAAGACCTCTACCCACAAACCAAAATTATCTGTTGTGTTCGGGACTTGCCTTGGATACTTGATAGTTTTGAACGTATTGCGGCTAAAAATTCTTTGTATGGCGCAACATTAACAGATGACGAAGCAAGGCAGACTGTTACCACGAGGTGCGATGCTTTGATGGATGTGAAGAAGGAAGGTCAGGTGGTCAAGCCCTATTACTTCCTAGAAGAAGGTTTACTGTTAAACCCTGACATGATTATGTTGGTTGAGTACGAATCGTTATGCAAAAAGCCTGAGGGCGTGATGCGTGAGATTTACGGGTTTATTGGCAAGCCTTATTACGAACATGACTTTAAAAATGTTGAGTATGAAAATGAGGTGTATGACAAGGCCTTGAACATGAAAAGTCTGCACACAGTCAGGAAAGAAGTAACATGGCAAGAACGCCCATCAATTCTTCCTAAATCAATTTGGGACAAGTATGCTGGCAAAGACTTTTGGCGCACCCCCGCACCAGAGTTTGCAATCAAACAACTTTATAAGGTCAAGGGATGAAAAGAATTCTAGTTATGGGTTTGCCCGGTGCTGGTAAAACTTACCTAGCGCAGCACATTCTTGAACATTTGCAAAACGAGCGCAAAACAGTCATGTGGCTGAACGCTGATGATGTTCGTAAGAAATACAACGATTGGGACTTTTCCCATGAAGGACGTATTCGCCAAAGCTTGCGGATGCGCGAGTTGGCCGATAGCTACGACGTGGATTATGTTATCTGTGACTTTGTTGCCCCTCTGGTTGAGATGCGTAACAACTTCAAGGCTGACTGGACTGTCTGGGTTGACACCATCAATCAAGGCCGATTTGAAGATACCAACAAGGTGTTTGTTGCCCCAGAGCAGTATGACTTTAGGATTACTGAACAAAAGGCTGAGAAGTGGAGTGAGTTCATTGCCGCCCACATCTTGGACAACCGCCAACGTCCTGTCTTTGATTGGCAAAAAGAAACTGTGCAGATGCTTGGCAGATGGCAACCTTGGCATGAAGGTCATCGTAAGCTGTTTGAAAAAGCCTTGGCAAAGACTGGTCAGGTTGTGATTCAAATTAGAGACTGTCAGGGTTGGAACGGCTCAAACCCGTTTGCGGCCAATCAGGTCAAAGACTTTATCAAGCGTGATTTAGACCCTTTGTATCAAGGTCAGTACGAAATACAGCTTGTGCCTAATGTAGTAAATATTACCTATGGTCGAGATGTAGGATATAAAATTGAGCAGGAGTCTTTTGACGATGCTACACACGCAATTTCGGCTACTAAAATACGCAAACAAATGGGTGTGTGATGTGGGACTGGGCTGAAGCATTCATTGCCGCAGCCTGTCTTGTGGCCTTTGTCATCTTTGGCACGTACATAATTGCATGGACTTTGGTGTGATGAATGCGTTGGCTCATTCTGTTATTGTTATTGGGGCTAGTTGGAGCCGTAGCCAAGAATGGTTGCCATGTGCGCGAGTTCTATGGAATTGGCTACACAATCCACAACCCATCCGAGCGCCATCAGCAAATGATTGCTTGGCTGAAAAACAATGCGTCCTACTGCAAATCAGAAGATTATGTGGTGATTTGGAACAACCTGCCTATGTGGGCGGGTACAGCAGATTCGGCAGAAGCCCGATCTTTAATTTTGCGCGGTTATGAAGAAGCGATTAAACGTGAAAAGAAATGATTCAGCTTCGCAAATGGTTTCCGTTTGTGTTCCCCTCTCCATACGATGTCCGAGCAATAGCTTCGGAGCGTAGGGCGGAACGGTTGGAGGCTGAGTACAAACAGGCTGTAGAAGCCGAGAAGGTAAACAAAGCAGTTGATGCACTTGAGATTGAGTTGTACAACAAACGGGCAAGGCAAAACACGATTGAGTTAGAAATTTTTAACAACACAAAACATTTTGACAAATACGTATGACCAAGAAACCGCAAGAACCGATACGGGACACCAAGGAAAAGCTGACCCTGTACGTCACGCTAATGGTAAGCACAACCCTGTGTATCTCCGTATTGGCTATGGTAACCGCCTTTATGTTGGGTCTTTGGGCCAAGGAGGTGGACAACGCCGAGATTTTCAAAATGATTTCACCCGCTTTTTCTACTCTTATCGGCGGCATGATTGGGTTCCTGTCTGGTATCAAACTCATGCAAAATGAAGACTCTAAAAAGGATGGCAAATGCTAACTCTTCTCTCAACCCTGATCTCGTTCCTGATGGGCGGCCTGCCCAAGCTTTTGGAGTTCTTCCAAGGCCAGCAAGATAAAGCCCATGAGTTGGCTTTGGCTAGGCTACAGATTGAGCGTGAGTTAGAACTTCGTAAAGCAGGCTTTGAAGCGCAGGAACGGATAGAACATATCAGGTCAGACCAACTGGCAACAGAGAGCGCGGCTAACACTGCTCAAGTATTGATAGGCGCACAGCAAGCCGAGATGCAGGCAATCTACGCCCATGACGCAAGTTTAAACGAGGGGACTTCAACATGGATGAAAAACCTACGAGCGAGTGTTAGACCTGTCATTACCTATGGCTTCTTCTTTCTATTAGTGTTTGTGGATATTGGGGGCTTCTGGTATGGATACTATATGTCCGTCCCCTTTAACGACTTGTTAGAGATGCTGTGGGACACAGAAACCCAAGCCTTGTTTGCCTCAATCATTGCGTTCCACTTTGGTGGTCGGGCGTTTGGTAAATGAACATCTCAGAAAAGTGCCTGCACATGATCCGCCACCATGAAGGTGTGCGGCAGAACCCGTATAAATGTCCCGCAAAGTTGTGGACTGTGGGCGTTGGGCATGTCATGTTTCCAGAGCAGGGCAAGTTAAAGATAGACCAGCGGGATGCGTTTACACCACCCGCAGAAGCTATGCGTAAGCACAGCATGGAGGAAGTCGATGAAATACTTAGGGCCGATCTTGCTCGCTTTGAGAAGGGAGTGGCTACTTATTGTCCTGTGCCTCTTACTCAAGGACAGTTTGATGCGCTGGTATCCTTTTCTTTCAACGTTGGCCTAGGTACTTTACAAAGGTCAACCATGCGTCAAAAGGTATTGCGTGGTGATATGGAAGGCGCAGCAGAAGAACTCTTGAAGTATTGCATGGCGGGGGGTAAAATTCTCAAAGGGCTGCAAAAGCGTCGCATCGACGAGCGGGCCTTGTTTCTATCCTAGGACTGCCGATGCCATTACAAAAAATCCTTCTGAAGCCGGGCGTCAACCGGGAGAACACTCGATACACCACGGAAGGCGGCTGGTCCGAGTGCGACAAAATCCGTTTTCGTCAAGGCACACCAGAAGTGCTTGGCGGGTGGCAGCGGATTACGTCCAATACATTTAAAGGCGTGTGCCGTTCTCTATGGAACTGGGTAACACTTGGGTTTAACAACCTGATCGGTGTAGGCACCAATCTCAAGTTCTACATTGAAAGCGGCGGGGCTTATTACGACATCACTCCGATCCGCGAAACAGCAACACTGACCAATCCGTTTGCCGTGGTGAACGGCAGTACTACCGTGACTGTCACAGACGCAAGCCATGGGTGCGGAACTGGGGATTTTGTGACTTTCAGCGGGGCCACCATTACCTACCCCAGCGGAAATATCAGCGCAAACGACTTTAATAGAGAATTTCAAGTTACTGTTATCAACGTTAACACCTATACGATTGTCATCAATTCAGTGCCAAACGCCACGGACCAGAGCAACTCTCCTGTGGGCGGAACAGTTACTGCGGCATATCAAGTCAATGTAGGTCCTGCTAGTCAGATTCCACTAACCGGCTGGAGCGCGGGAAGCTGGAATCAATCAGGGTCCACATGGGGTAATACGACATCTACCACTCTTTTTTACATCCAATTGTGGAACCAGATAAATTATGGTGAAGACCTTGTTTTTGGTCCGCGGGGCGGGGGCCTGTATTACTGGGAAGCTTCTGGAGGATTGACAGCACGCGGCGTGCTGCTTAATTCTTTGGGTGGAACGGTGACATTCACTAACGCCTCGCCAACGGTCATGACATCCACTGTTGGGTTTACAGAGGGTGCGGCACTGCAGTTTGCGGCCACTACTTCGTTGCCCACGGGCATTTCTGCGGCTACAAACTATTATGTTTTCAATGTAAGCGGTTTGACGTCTAATTTAATAGATGGCGCGGGCAACCTCATCAACACCTCTTCTACGGGAACCGGTGTTTATGTATCGTTGATCGTGGATGTTCCTGTTAAGCAGAACAATATAACGGTATCGGATACCTCACGATTTATTCTTACAATGGGCTGCAATGACTATGGCAGCGTGTCAATGGATCCAATGTTGATACGTTGGTCCAATCAGGATGATCCGTACAACTGGACCCCGACAGCCACCAATCAGGCAGGCAGTGTTCGCTTGTCCCACGGATCAGAAATTGTTACCGCTGTCCAAGCTCGTCAAGAGATTGTGGTATTCACCGATTCAGCCGTCTATTCGCTCCAATATCTTGGCCCTCCTTTTGTGTGGGGAACGCAGCTTCTTGGTGACAACATTTCAATTGTTGGTCCCAATGCTGCGGTCATCGCTTCCGGCATTATTTATTGGATGGGCGTAGATAAGTTCTACCAGTATGACGGCCGTGTGCAGACGCTTAATTGCGACCTGCGTCGTTTCATCTTCCAAGACTACAACCCCTTGCAGTCTTTGCAAGTAACGTGTGGCACGAACGAAGGATTTAACGAGGTATGGTGGTTCTATCCGTCAGCCGACTCCACTAAAAATGATCGCTATGTGATCTACAACTATTTGGAGAGAATCTGGTATTACGGCACGATGGAGCGCAGTGCGTGGTTGGATTCTGGCCTGCGTGATTATCCAATTGGTGCAATCTACGACGACGTGACAAAGACAGGGAATCTGGTCAACCACGAGCAGGGACTGAACAACAACGAAACCGCTACAACGGTTGCGCTAGAGGCGTATATTTCGTCCTCTGAGTTTGACATTGGCGACGGCCACAATTTTGGTTTTGTTTGGCGCATGTTGCCAGACTTGACGTTCCAAAATTCAACCAATTCCCCTGAAGCGGTTGTACCTACCTTGACCATGACGCTGTATGGCTTGTCCAACTCTGGTTCGGGCTCAACAAGTTCTGCTGGTGCGCCTGTAGCAAGTAGTTCTACCTATGTGATCACGGAAGAGTTCACAGGGCAGATCTACACCCGCTTGCGTGGACGTCAGATGATCTTCAAGATCTCCTCCAACCAGATCAATACAGCATGGCAGATCGGTGCGCCTCGTATCGATATTCGTCAGGACGGTAGACGCTGATGACATCCAAGAACAGGGTCTTTACTCCCGCACCGCCTAACTTGCCGTTGGCAACGGATGACTACGAGCGCCGCTATCAAGATCAATTTACAAACGTTTTGCGTTTGTACTTTAACCAGTTACAAAATGCATTTAGTGAGTTGTTTGGCCCAGATGGGGGTAAGTACATTGCGTTCCCCCATATTGCTGCATCGTACAGCGCGGTTCAATATGCAACAGCGGCTAATACGCCAACCATAGTTCAGTGGGATTCGTTAGATGCCGGCACGGGGTTTACGCTAAATGCAAACAGTACGGCCACGGCGCAGGTTCCGGGCATCTACAAAATAACTTACAGCCTTCAGTTTGCCAATAACGACAACGCCATTCATGATGCTATTGTTTGGTTACGTATAGACGGCTCCACCTCCGCTGCCGACGTGCCAAATTCAACAACTGTTTTTACCCTACAAGCCCGAAAAAGTGCGCTACTTCCAAACTTTGTTTGCGGGTATTCCGAAGTCGTTTTTACGCTGAAACAAGGAAACACTGTAGGTTTGTGGTGGGGCACAGATCAAGCGGCCACCTCCGGCGGGGCAAAAGGCATCTACATTGACTACCGCGCCGCCCAAACAAGCCCCATGGCATATCCGGCAGTCCCATCAGCAATCGGGTCAATAACATTTGTCTCAGCGCTGCCAACCTAATACAATTGAACAAATACCTTTTCCCAAGGAACTGACATGGCTACAGCACCCCAAACCGCCCAAGAGATGCCACAAGAAGGCGCAAACCCTTTTGCCGATCCTAATACGATGGCGGTGTATGAGCAGATGCGTCAAACCGTGTCTCCAAAGGAATTTGGCGACGAAATGTTGGCGGGTGCGGAGCAGGCTGCTCCAGAGGAAGTTGCTGCGTTTAGGTCTGCGTTAGAGCAGATTGAGATGCCCCCAGAGGCGCTTGAGTTGCTCAACAACATGGTGGATGAGATTCTGGCTAATCCTGAGCAGTACGCCGAGATTCGTGCCAAGTACAAGGAAATGGGCGCGCCTGACGAAATCTTGCCAGAGCAGTTTGATCCCCAATTCTTTGCTGCGTTGAACATGGCTGTGGACCAGATGATTGGTGAGCCCGCGGGTGTGCAGGCTTTTGCCAAAGGCGGTATTGCTGAACTCAAGCCTGTAGCCAAGGCTATTGCTGACTATGGCCGTAATGGCGACACCATGTTGGCCCACATTACCCCTGCCGAAGCACGCATGCTGCGCCGCAAAGGCGGTAGCGGCACGATTAACCCTGACACAGGTTTGCCTGAGTTCTTTAATTTGTTTAAAGAGATTGGCAACGCGTTTAAGTCTGTGGGCAGAGCCGTTAAAAGCTTTGCAAATAGCACCGTGGGCCGTATTGTCACAACCGTGGCCCTCGGCTTCTTCTTAGGCCCTGCTGCTGCTACTTTTATGGGCGCTACGTCTACTGCTGCGGTAGCCGCGGTCAGTGGTTTTGTGGGCAGTGCTGGCTCTACTCTTCTTGCTGGTGGCAATTTAAAAGACGCGTTGAAAGCAGGTGCTGTGGGTGGTTTGACCGCTGGCGCAACAGCCGGTGCTGCAGGTGCTTTTAGTGGTACAGATGCGTTTGCTGCCGGTAGTTATACAGGTCCAACCACTATTGGTGGTCAAATTGACAAGTTTACTGGGGCGGTTACACCTCCTCCTTTCCCTGAATACACGGCTCAGGGGGCATTGACGGATAACGCTACGTCAAACGCGGCACGCGAAGCATATGCCGGGGAATTATATAAAACTAATCCTGAAGCATTTTACAATCCTAATTCAGCAGTTGGAGACACCACTGCGGGTGCAGGAGATTCGGCGTTTGCCGCTAAAAAATTGTCAGTAGGCAACGTGGGTGAGCAAGTTACCATGCCTAACGGCGCAGTAGTAACACAGAACGCAGCAAATCCTTTTGCGCCTACCACTACAAATTATGGTGCGTTTGGTGAAGCGCCATTGAGCAACACAGCCATGGGCTCCGTGGCTCCCCCTGTAGATGCAAGTGCTGCAACTGCGACCAGTGGTAATGCAGTGGCTCCCCCTATTAACACGCAGCCTCCTGCCATGACAAGTGCTTCGACAGGAAATGCAATTGCTCCTTCTATTGGTACTCCAATGGATGGTACGCAGTTCCCCGGCGCGTTTGACAAAACAGGGATTATGTCTAACCAGCAGCCTAGTTTTTTTGATAGCGCTAAAGATTTCTACAGAAACAACCTCTCTCCCACTGGCATTCAGCAAGCTGGCATGCCCGCGGCTCAAGAAGCAGGGGCCAAGGCTGTTACGGATCTGGCAGCGCGCATTCCTGATGCAACGCCGGCCATGAAGGAAGCGGCATATCAAAACGCGTATAAAGCAGCTTCTCCCGGTATTGTGTCTACTTACGGTCCAATGACTGCAGTAGGCCTTGGCACATTAGGCTTAATGGGTGGTTTTAGCCCACGTCCTATCCAAGAATCCGACACAAGCAAAATGCTCAAAGGCGGCCCCGGCTCATCAGAATCACTGATGAGGGATAACCCTTATCGCTTTTATGTGCAAAACATGCCCGGTGTGCAGTACTACGACGGCTCTTTAAGAAAGCCCCCCGGCATGGCAACAGGCGGTATTGTTGATGCCATGCCTGAGCGTTTTGCTGAGGGTGGTATTGCTGATGCAATGCCCATGCATTACTACCTTGGTGGTGGCGTAGATAAACAAATATACGATGCTTACAAAGCGGGCGATTCAGCTAAAGTCAACCAACTTATTACAGACAACAAAGTAACGGCGGACGAGATTCAAACACGTTTTAATTTGCCGGCTGCCGATATAGCGTGGATTGATCAGCGCGAAGGTGTTGATTTTTATACTCCACCTGCGGGCACAACAACCATAAACGCTAGAGATACTGTATTAAGCCCAACCGGCGAAAAATACAGCGCAGCAGATGAGGCGATGTATAACGCCTTCGTCGCAGGCGACATCAATTTGTTAAACGGTTTGCTGGCTAGTTATAACACCAACTTTGATTACATTAAAACTAAATTTGGTTTGACTGATGCGGATTTGTCTTCCATGACAGGGCAGGGCGTTAAGTTTGGTACAGCCTCTCCCACTAAGCTCGCCACTGTTATCCCAACTGGAACTTCCACTGTGTTTTCCAATACCGCCGGTTTTAACTTAGCCCCGGGTGGTATAAAAACAATGCCAAAAACAACGGTAGGCGGCACACAAATGCCTACCGGCGGAACTGGGTCGTATCCCGCAATTGATGATCTGCAAATAGCTGCGGGCATGGATGTGAGTGGCATTACTCCCCAGAAATATGCAGTTGCTTCTGGTTTAGGACTGCCAGAGGTAATTACTCGGTATTACAACGCTAAGAATGAAGCCATTTTGGGCAACTATAAGGTTGACCCAGCCACGGGCGCTCGTACACCAATCGCGGCCCCCGCGCCTGTAGCACAGACCTATAACAATGCTAACGCCCTGAGCTCCTACTTGTCGCCTACCGGCCCATTAGGTGAATTAAGCACGCGCAAGGGAACACCTGCAGTGCCCGATACAGTAACAGGGGGGATCACAACCATTCCCGATGTAAATTACACACTTCCCGGAGTACAGCGTGTAATGCCTACTTTGCCACAAGACAAACAGGAAGTTACGTCTGTTCCAGCTAAGTTTATGAACATGGGCGGTATTGCAGGATTGGCTCAGGGAGGTTATCCTCGACGCAATGGTCAAATTGACGGTCCGGGGACCGCGACCTCTGATTCAATCCCTGCAATGCTGTCTGACGGCGAATTCGTAATGACTGCCAAAGCTGTTCGTGGAGCAGGTAAAGGCGACAGACGAGCCGGAGCGAAACGCATGTACGCTCTTATGCATCAACTTGAAAAGAACGCAGCACGAGGTTAAACCATGGCCATAAACGAAGAAACCCAGATAGTACGCGAAGCACCGCTAATTGAAGCCTTTAAAACGGGCTTATTAGAAAGCGCCAAGGGCCAAGTCGATGCAACAAATCGGGCCGCAACCGAGGGTCGATATTTAGCTCCCGATTACCAGATCGCGGGGTTGACACAAAACCAGCAGAATGCTCTGAACGCAGGGGCTGCTGGAATTGGTGCATATCAGCCGTATCTATCAAATGCCGCTACTCAAATGGTGGGCGGACAGAACTTGTTGGGACAAGCCACGAATGTCTTGCAGGGTGCTGATACCCGCAATCAATTCAATGTAGCGCAGGGTTTGACCGGCATGGCCGCCCAAAATACCTTGGGTGCGGCGCGTCCTATTGGTGAGCAGCAAATTGCTCAATACATGAACCCTTACATGAACTTGCAACTGAATCAGCAGTTGCAAGAGATGAATCGTCAAGCAGGCATTCAGGGTCAGAACTTACAAGCACAGGCTGCAAAATCAGGAGCTTTTGGCGGTTCTCGTGAAGGCATTCAACGTGCTGAATTGGGACGTAATTTGGCTCAAACACAAAACCAAGCCATTGCAAATGCAATGCAGCAAGGCTATGGCCAAGCATTAAGTACTGCACAGCAGCAGCAGCAAGTTCAAATGGGTGGTGCTAATCAATTGGCAAACATTGGCGCGGGCATTGGTTCTTTAGCCGGTCAGCAGTTTGGCATGGGCTCTCAGTTAGCTCAGGGCCTCGGTTCTTTGGCCGGCCAGCAGGCAAATATGGGCGCGCAAGTGGCGGGTCTTGGCCAACAGGCACAGGGCCTTGGTCAGCAGGATGTCAATTTCTTGTTCAACTTGGGTTCAATGCAGCAAAAGCAATCTCAAGCCGAGTTGGATGCCGCACGTCAAAACGTTCTTTCACAGAACATGCAGCCTTATCAGCAGTTGGGCTTCTTGTCCGACATCTACAAAGGTGCGCCGTCCACCCAAATGGGCGTCACAACGCAAAACATGGCTACTCCAAGCCCCTTCCAGCAGATCGCTGGTTTAGGCACAGGTATTTTGTCTACAGCAGCGGCAGCAAAGACCGCTGGTGGACTGTTTTAAGGACGCATCATGAAGAATGAGATTTTGAAGCGCGCCATGTTTGCGATGCCTCTGTCAAAAGAGTCACGTAACAGCGGCATCATGGCTGGGTTTGACGAAGAAATGCCCGAGGAGCCCGAAACGGATATGCCTCAGATGGCGCGCACGCCTCAAAATCCTGAAATCTTGATGAATACTTTGCGTGGGGACATGCGTTCTACCAATGCACGTGTACAAGAATTAGCGCAGATGGTTGGCGAAGAAGCCGCCATGGAAACACCCCCTGAAGTTCTTGCTTTGCTGCAAACACAACTGGCCGCTCCTCAAGGCGGTATCGGTGCATTGCCACAGGGCCAACAAATGGCTCCCCCTCCAATGATGCCGCCACAAGGTGGTATGCCACCAGAAGGAATGCCTCCCGGAATGGAGGGCGCTGGCCCTTTTCCACAGGGCGGGGCTGAGCAGGCTCCGCCCACCCCTGATGGCATGCCTCCAATAACGGCGGCAGGAGGTGCATTCATTACACCGTTCACACGTGCTGCTCAGTTCATGGGTGATAAGGCCGCTCAGTATGGTCCTGCGATAAATCAGTATTTAGGCAACTTGACCATGCGCGCACAGCCTACTGTACAACGCGTCACGGGTGGTAGCCCTCCTATGCCTTTGTCGGTGCAAGGACGAGAGACCTTGGTCCAAGGACCTGCTGGCACGATTGCTGAAGGCGTAGGCACAAAGCTCGCTCCTTATACAACCATGGGCCCTTTGATGAGCCCTACGTTTACTGAAGGCTTGAAGATGGGTGTGCAGCGCACTGCGCAGGAATACCCACGTGTGGCAGAAGCTTTGTCACGTGTGGCTCCGGGTATAGGGATGTTGGCTGCAGTGCCCTTTATGAAGGGTGCATCTAACGAGAACATGACCCCTGAACAAGTGGCTTCTTACAATGACAAGATGGCACAACTTGCAGCGATTGATCAAACGCCTTCGCCTTCTCGTACTCAACAAGCGACACCTCCTGTAGCACCGGCTGCTACAACAGAAGCAGAGCAAGCAGCAATCGACGAGCGCCAATTAGCCGCGCCTGCCAAAGTTGATACTGATCCGTTAGGCACTTTCATTGACCAAAAGATGAAATTGTTTAATGAGCGTGAACTTAAAGGAAGCGTCAAACAAAAGACCCGTGCTGAGCGGACTAGAGCGGAATATGAAAACATGTCTCCGTTGTTCCAAGAGATCTTGGGTGACAACAAAGAAGACATCAAGACCAACGCATTGTTATTATTGGCAGATGCTGGCTTCAAATTAGCGTCTAGCCGCCAGCCCACCTTTGCAATGGCTGTTGGAGAAGCTTCTGCGGGCATTCCAAGAGGTCTCATGGCGCTTAATGCACAGGCCAAGGACCGCGAGCTTAAGATTAAGACTGCGGCGCTGTCACAGGCCTTCTCCACTATTCAGGAAGAAGACAAGTACATCCAGCAGTTGACTGTTGATAACAACAAGGCTTTGAACAAGGCAAAAGAGTTGATTCTTAAGAACGATCTTGAAAGCGGACAAGTTATTAAAAAAGACGGTGGCGGTGGACGCCTTATGAAAGAGGATAAAAGAGGTAATTTCTTGGGCATGGAACTTAATGAGGACAGCCCAACGGTTAGAGCAGTGCGCAATAGCCGTTTTAACCTTAACGCTGCGACTAACCCATATGTCACGGAACGCGGCCCCGCGCCAACTATGGTGGTAGACAAAGACGCGTTGCCTGATGTGTTGAAAGGCATCCAACGAATAGATCGTTCATTATCTGCAATTGATAGCGTCTTGGATGACGTTGCAGGCATTTATGGCCCTGCTTCCTTCTTCAAGGATACCTATAACAAATTGATTGTTCCTGTAACTCCGTTGAGTCCTTCATTGGAAACAGCAGATAAGAAGGCGCGTGTTGATAAGGTGTTAAGTAATTTGAGCAAGCAGTTGGCCAGCGAAGGCGGCGGCGGTGGCAGAGAATCAGTGCAGACACAGCAATGGGCACGCGACATATTGCCTACTCTTTCTGCAAAATTCTTCTCTGATCCTGAAGTAATGCTGCAAGAGTTCCAGTCACTTAGAACAAGCCTTTTAAATGATCGACACGTGTACATCACTGAGGCCGGGTACGATGGCACAGAGCGGGTAATGAGAGCGCCTGCCTTGGGTACCAAAAACAGTCCATTTGTGATCAGCAGCGATCCAGCAGAAGCTAATCGGATGTATAACTTCCTTGGAAAAACTGTGGGCACAGTATCTACGCCAAATGCAATCGTTCATATTCGTAAGCCTGATGGACAAGTTATAGCTGTAAACCCAGCCACTTTACGAGGTCAAACACAATGATTGTTAAAGACGTCAATGGGGTAATGCACGATCTCTCTACAGGGCAAGTGCTTGGCCGGGAAGAAGGCGCTCCTACAGAACGCCAAGCGCGCGCTCCGGGTGCTCCAGAAGTTCCATCCAACGCTTTTGACAAACTCAATCAACTGACATGGGGTGTTCAAACCGCCATGTTCTCTTTGCCTGATGCCGCACAGCGCGCTATTGGCAAACAACTGGGCATGGGAGAAGATGAGGTCTTCCAATTCTCCCGCCTTTTTAACAAATCTTTGCCTGAGAAATTAGGCGGAAGAACAGAACGTGCTCCTCAGAATATCGAGGAGCGTTTTGCCCGAGCCCTTGGCGAAGGCGCAGGTGGGGGATTGCCTTTTACAGGCTACATAGCAGCAGTTGCTGCTGCCCGACCTCTTATCTCTGCGGCAGGACCTGCCAAAGGAATACTTAAAGGAATTGCAGATGATGCTATTAAATTCGCTCAAAAAAATCCAAGAGCGGCTGTCGCTCTTGATGTCGCGTTTGGTGCAGGCTACGAAGGACTTCGTCAAGCGGTTAAAGAATCGGTAGACGACAGCAATCCCAATAAAAAGCTGTATGAAGAACTTCTTCCTGCTGCAGCTTTTATGGGTATTCCTGCAGCGGTTTCCGTAATGCCCTCAGTACGTGCAGCAAAGTGGGCCGCAGGAAAAGCAGGTGGCCCTGCACTTGGGGACGTTCAAAAAGAAATATATGACACGCTTCCGGGCCCATATAAATGGCCTTTTGTAAATCTTTACACTAAAAATGTAATGAACAAAGCTGAGGAAAAGCTGACAAAAGCATTTGGCTCATTAGAAGCTCCTGAAACACAGCAGGCCTTAGCCGCACTTAGACAAACGCTAGAAGATCCTCGCGTTGCACAAGCCGGTTTTAAATTCAATATTGTTGAAGAAACCATGGATCCTGCCATGCTTGCTAAGCAGCGGGAAAATTTAAGCCAACTTGATCCTAAGGCTGCCGCTTCACACATAGAACGCGAAAACAAAAACATTTCAGCGTTTCAAAAGTTGTTTGAAAACATGTCTCCTGAGGCACGCGTACCTGTTCAAGAGGCTTTCCGTGCAGCGCAAGCAGATCGTCAGAAGTTTTTTGACGATTTGGTATTGAGCAAAAAAGATTTGACTGACGGGGAGCTTGCAGAACTATCCCAGCGTCTTGGACCACAGAACATTGATCAACTTAACAACGAGTTGCGTGGTGTGTTGATGGCCGACATGGAAGCCGACTTTGGCATGCGCCAAAAGATCATGTCTCGCCTTGGCATGAAGCGCGCAACAAACCCAGACGGCACGTTAGCGGACACTCGTTTCCGTGACGGCCCCAACGCCGGCAAATCTTTGCCGCAGTATCCAGCGTTTAACATTGAAGATGCCGCTCGTTCTTTGGTGAACAAGTACTACCCTGCACGTGCCACAAAAACGCTAGGCGGCCCGGTGCCCGAGCCTATTCGTATTTTGGCAAACATGGTCAAAACTACCGATCAAAAACGTAAAGAAGCACTTGACACTGCTTTTGACTCTGTAATCAGGCAACGTGTTGACGAGCAGCTCGGCGGCAGGGATATTCCAGAAGACATATACGCCAAACTTATAGAAAACGTTCGTCTATTAGTGGAGCCTTCGTCTGCTAAAAGCGCAAAGTTAATGCAAGAAGCACAACGTCAAACTAATTTACTTAAACTAGAAGTTGGCAAAAACGAAATACCTGTAGCAACTGGCATTTACGGAAAGCCTGTTTACATTAATCCTGAGCAAATTAAACTTGATTCTCAATTAATTGCGCAAAACAGCTCTGTGTTAGATTTAAACCTGCCAGAGGCTTTAGATTTGTTGGCAGCAGCACAACGTGCGCGCCATGATGCTGTAAATAGTTTTAACAGCACTCAGATGGAAAACCGGGGCGTGCGTATTTCGGATGCGCAGCTACTGCTAGATCGTGGTAACGCAGGGTTTAAGGATGTTGAAGACCTTGTCCTCAAGTCCATCCCTAAGGCACGTCAAGAATACGATGCCATGAAGATGATGTTGGACGATTACAACGCAGGGTTTGAGCAGCGCTTGCCTTTGTTGTTGACATCTAAACGTGCAGGTGGCCGTGACTTCTTGTTACCCAACGAAGACCTGATGAAGACAGCGTTTAAAACGGCTGAAAACTTACGTCAACTTCAGACCACATTGGGCAACAACCCCCAGACTGCCTCCATCATTGAACGCGGTGCAATTGACTGGATTCGTGGAAAAAATGTTCTTACCCCTGAGGGCTTAGTTGATCCCAAGAAAATCCGTCAAGTGCTGGACAAGAACAAAAACATCGTTGAAGCACTTCCTGCCAGTGTGCAGATGAAACTGCAAGACGAAGTCAAGTTTGCCGATGATTATGTTCGCCGTTTAGGAGAAATAGATAAACGCCGCGTTGCTGCAACCGATTCAGAGTTAGACAGTCTATTGGCCAAAGCTACACGGCCCGGGGCTGACCCTGCACAGACTTTGGCATTAGCAATGCGTGACCCAGCAACCATGCATACCTTGGTACGTGGCGTAGAAAAAGACCCGGAAATGTTGTCCGCGTTGCGCCGTTCTGTGTTTGACATTGCACAAGGCGCTTCAGAAAAAGGCGGCTCTCTCAAATCATTCATAGATACCAACGAAAAAGCATTGAAAGTGCTTTTTAAGGATGCTGGACATCTGGAAGACTTGAAGAAACTGTCTGAACTGCAACGTCGCGTATTTGCTTTCTCCGATGTAACGGGAACAATGCCTGTCTTTGAATCAACAGATGCGGCTTTAAAGCGCTATTTAGGCTTCGGTATTCAGTTTGGTACCACCACGCTGCGCGAAGCCGCTGTAGGCCGAATTAACCCCACTACGGGCGCGTTGGCGCTTGGTTTGAGGATGGCAGGAAGTTTGGAAAAGGATGTGTATGCCCGCATGATGACGCGTGCGCTAGAAAGTCCTGAAGCAGCCAGAGCTTTGACAAATGTTGGCTCAAAAGCAGAGGCAGAAAAAGCAGCAGCAGAATTGCAAAAAATTGGCATCACTATGTCTCAGTACATGGGCGATGTGGCGCGAGGTGGCGTAATGCAGGAAGCCACTCAAGCAACTTTGGAAGGCAAACAATCTCCAATTGGCGATATGCAAAACCTTCCTGTTGTGCCAAAAACTTCTGCACAGCAAATGTTGCGGGCGATGCCACCTGCTCCACCAACACGTGGAACAGACTTTAATTCTCGCATCCCCATGGGCGCGCCTAAACAGCCGGGCAATACACAACTGATGTATCCTTCAATGTTCCCGAACGATCCGATCAGCGGTTTGTTGCAGCAACGTCAAGCCCAGATGCAGAGTCAACAGCGATAACGGAGTTACGACATGAATTTAATTGGACAACTAGTTGGCACGCTGTTTTTAAGCCGCGAAGTGGCTCATCGTGCGCACTTGGCCGTAACAGGCCCCGGCAGCTTTGCCAAGCACAGTGCGCTGGGTGAGTTCTACCCTGCTGTGGGCGATCATGGCGACAAGATTACCGAAGCCTACCAAGGCCGCCACGGCCTTATTGAAATCCCGTATCTTAAGTACGAGGAGGAAGACGACATCGTCAAGTGCCTTAAGAAGTACATGGATGATATTGAAGAACTTCGCTATGGCGCTGTAGACAAAAAAGACACAACCATTCAAAATCTGATTGACGATGCACTTGCAACGTACCTAAGCACCCTTTACAAATTGAGGCACCTGAAATGAAAAAAGAAGTCTGGGATAAAGCGCGACCAAAAGGTCTGGGCAAGCCAAAAGCATTGACCCCCGCCAAGAAAGCATCTGCCAAGGCGGCTGCAAAAAAAGCGGGCAGACCCTACCCAAATCTAGTTGACAACATGCGCGCAGCGCGTGCAAAATAACTCTGCGATTGTTGTAAGTTGCCTGAGTTGGACTTAAGCCCCGAGGCTCACGCTTCGGGGCTATTTTTTATGAAGCTCTCAACCCTGCGCATCCACATGTCCTTGTAGTTGTCAAACTCACGGCCACAGGTCACAAACTCCTGTGTCTCACCGTTC